TTCCGCCTGTTCCTACGGTGCGATTGCTTGCCGTAGTGTCGTTGATACTGCCTAACACGCTGATAGTGTCATTCCCGCCAATAGTTTCCGTTTTATCGGAATCAATCGTCACATTTGACGTGCCGATTTGTTTTACTTCACTATCTGTCTCGATGTGTCGTTTAAAGGATTTATCTGTAATCGTCTGATCGGTTTCGCGAATCTTATTGCCTGCGGCATCGGTGCGTTCATAAACTTCGGGGCGTTGCTGTTTTAGTTGTTCTCCAGGTGCAACACTCGGTACTGTTTTTCCTTGCGCTAACATAGTACGAACAAAAGGCTGATCGCTTCGCCCATAAGCAAAACCTACTTCAACCATTGTACCCACTTCAGGAAAGGCAAAATCTCCGCCTTGTGAACCTGTACTTGTTACCGGCAAAGGCACGGCTGGATAAACTGGAACAGTTTTATCCTCGTTTCCGTTTTCATCTAGTAATTGCAGTTCAACGGCATACTTCGGGCGGAATGGATCAGAAATATCGCCACCACTTGAAGGATCGGCAATGCCAACGACTTTTGCATATTTTGGTAAATGGTACCCGCCCGCTAATTCGGGGAATGTTTTTTCCATTTGTCTTCGTTCTGGGCTCTTTTGTTCAGGCTTACCATCTTTACCTAAGTTCTCCCAGGTAAGCACATAATCATCGCCAAATAGTTCAACCTTTTGAATTATATTGCCATTGATAATCGCTCCAGGACGAATAGCAGCAGTGATAGGAATCGTCATATCATTACTGCCACTGGTTAATGTCATGCCTTCGTCAAACTCAATGTTTTTACCCGCCCACCGTGAATCTTTGTGCGAACCAATAAACAACGAACCATCGGGCGATTGTTGCCACATATAATCAGCGATTTGATATTGTCGCCCGATATTGGCTAAAAGCTGATAACCGCTACCGTTATGCGTAAATAACGAAATCGGCGTATCTGCGTAATCCGCCTTAGGCACTTTCACCGGTATTTTAGTTTGGCTGGTAATCCACGCGCACAAATCGCGCAACGTAATATGACGATGCGAACAATTTAAAGGCTTTTCAAACACGGCCACTTTTTCGCGAATAAATAATTTTTTATAGCCGTTTTCTGCGCCTTGTTCACGTTCCACGATGCCATCGAACCATTTGTAATAGTGATCATATTCGCCCATTTCAAATACCGCACTTTTGCCAATACAGTCTTTATCTGTGCGAACGGTTACAAATCCACGCCCCGTATTATTAAGTTCTAAAACGATGAGTTCATCAGCTAGTTCCAATTCTTCACCATCGATAATACATGTTTTTATAATTTTCATTTATGAACCAATCCAATCATCTAAATCTTTTGCCCAGCCTTTTCTTTCATTCGACTTGTTTTCTTCTCCTGATTTCCCTGAATGTTCAATATCACTTTTATTTGTCGATTGTGAACTTTGTGCCGTTGGTGCTTTTTCTCCTTGTGCCTTAGCTTTTGGTTTTTGCTTACGTTGGTCTTTTTTCTCGGCTACAGAATTTACTTCACGTAAAGTAAACGATATGGCCCACCCTAACTGCCCGCTCTGTTCTGCTGCCGTCACTTCACCACTAAATTGCACCTCGCGCATGTTGACTGCCTCAGCAATCGTGCAAGATACTCGATATTTAGACTGTTCACCTTTCCCGTCTTCAGACTCGGCAAGATTAAATAAATCTGTTAACAACTCTTTACGAGCATATGGAATAAATCCGGTAACGTTTAATTCTTTGGCCTTTACGCCTTTATCGGACTTTTTAGTACTAGACTTCTGACCGCTCATATCCTTTTCTTCGCGTTTAACGGACACGCTCATCATGATATTATGTAGATAAATAGGCGTACCATTTAGCGCAAGTTGTACGCTTGGATTGCGGGCTTGTGTCGGTGTTCTAGCCATTTTGTAACATCCCTTTGATATTGGTTAAGTTCGCACCGATAAACATCACGCATGCTGTAAAAACATTACCCGCCGTCGGCACATTCAATTTGATTTTTGTTTCCGCTACTTCGAGATAATCTGAAACAGAAAACGCATATACATTCGCTGATGTATTCAGCATTTTTTCGACTTTTTCGTTATTGGCTTTATCGCGTTCTTTTTTAGCCGCCTTTAACGCCTCAATCATCGCCATTGGGTCTTTAGTTTGAGCGGCAACCGCTGCAGATGTTGCATTGCGTAAAATACTTTGCATGGTGCGGGCTGAACCTGGCGTAATATCTGCACTATTGGAAAATGATGGGCTTGCCATCGTTGGCGTTTTAATCATTTTTGTTTCTTGCAAATTTTTACTAGATTTTGCATAGTCTAATGCCTGCTTAAATGTTGGCTCTGGCAATAGCTCACGCACTTTTTCCAACTCTGTAATAAACTGATCAATATTGCTACTTGTCACCATAATGACCAGGACATCCTGCACACCTTTAGGGCGATTCGGATCGGCATAATCGACCAACTTTGCCGCTAGTGCTTTCACGGCATTTTCGGGTGACAAATAGTGATTTGATTTTTCTTTGATACCGTGCGACCAATTATGCACACCTAATTTAGTACCACTTACAGATAACGAAAAAGGGGAAATAATCCCCTTCTGTGCGTTTTGTAATGTTGTTTTAGCCTGTGGGGATAGTTTTAGTTTTTGTTGTTTCCACATATTAAACATCACCTAAAATTCATTAGTTTTAAAACCTTCTGGATATTGTTTGCAATTTAATTCACTTTCATAAGCTGTTTTGCAGTGATTGCTATCAAAGAAGATACCGTTGATGAAACGATATAGTACCCGCCAGCGTTTTTTCGGCTTATCGGCTAACATCGCACCGCGATAAGTGCGGCTAGAAAGGGTTTCATCTGCTGCGCCACCTGTGAGGGCGTTAAACAGTTGGTCTATGGCAATGACCACGTGATAGCCATAGCGTTTTAATTTGTTTTGAATTGCCATTGCTCAATCTCCTGTTCAAGTGCGGTTAATTCCTCTGGTGTTTTTAAAGCCAACAAACGGGCTTCAAATGCCTGACGTTGCCCAATAATGATGCCAATAGCCACAGCAAACTGAGCGGATTTTTCAATTACTTTGCTAATTAGCATATCCAGTGGCACACCACGTACACGCGCAATTTGTGAAAGCATTGGTGTAGTGGTGTTGTGGTCGGCTTGCCATGCGAGAGCCTCTTTTTCTTGACGGTAAAAACTTTCAATTTCCGTTTGTGGATACCCTGCCAGTAGGCTATTTTTAAGTTGGTCGGCTTTGTCCGCTAACTTATTGAGTAAGCTTTCTTTTTGTTGCGCAAAAAGTGCGGTTTGTTTTTCGGCTGAAATCTCCCAGGTTAGCGTATCAAGATTTAACACATGTGCTGCACTGGGTTGTGGGTCAATTAATACAGGGTTGCCTGTTTTATCTGCAATGATTTGTTTGCCTTGAGATTGACCATTAAGTAATGCTATGTACTGCTCATCACTAAGTGGTACCGCTTGCGATGGGATATCGCTATAAATTTCGGACGAATAAAATGCCATATCATCAGGATTAAAATATGTAGTCATGATTTACCTCTATTAGTAACCAATTGCAATCCATTGTGCAGGCGCATTACCAAATGCCCCGCTATTGCGATACTCCCAGCTAGATACCCATGTAAAATTAGAGGTGGTTTGCCTTGTGATCGAAAATCCTTCTTGTGAATTAGCATTTTGTGAAATCGACCCAGCGACACTTCCCATAATGATGGTAAATACCGCGCGCGGGAATGTAACAGGGAGAGTACATATCCCAGTCTGTTCGTTTGTTAGATTAGGCAATGTAATTTTTCCCCATTGTAAAATTAGACCATTAGGCAATTTACACCAGCCATTTTCCGATAGTGATGAGGTTATGTCTGCATTAAGCAAAACCTCTCCGTTTCTCTTAGGTATAGTTACAACACTTTGATTTCGGCCCGATGCATCACGATAGACAAAAGTTAATAACTCCCTGGATGAATCAGGACTAACTTCGAGTCGCGTATATTTACCAGCTTGATTAAATATATTAATACCGCTCCAGTCACCATGTTTAATGCTTAAGTCACCAGTCATCGTATCGCCCGATTTAGATACTCGACCATTCGCATTATTATTGGCATTATCTGCAGCATTTTTGGCGTCCACACCTTTATCATAAGCGGTTTTGGCTGCTGCACTGGTTGCGACGCTANATTACGCGTAATTGCATCAATTAATACTTTTAGGCCTTTAATCGCTTTCGGCGTTGCTGCCATGTCTTCTGCATCCGAATTATTGCCAGAAAACAATTTCACAATGCCACGCTGAACAAGGCTTGCGATTGGTAACTTGTGCGTATGTCCGCGGTTATCTTTGGTATTTTCGGTTGTATCATCTAATGTGAGCGGATTCATCCCCAAAAATGGCGAAAGCAAGCGACGATCTGTCACATTGCCTTGACTGTCAATGTCGGCAAGGATTTGCACATAATGCTGGCGATTTGCGGTATCCACATAATCTGCTTTTGATTGCGTGAGATACTTAATTTCGGTTTGGTATTCGCCCGTTACGGTGCAATGATGCACAACATCGGCATAAACTGAGCACGGTAGATTGTTTGCGGTGAGGTTATAAAGTGCGGTTAAATCCATACGCACCCCTTCCACATAAGCTACTCCTGGTTGAATAGTAAATTGATTACCTGTTTTACGCTTAACCAAGAAACCATCATCGAAGAATACCGCTCTACCATATAAATCACGATTGGTTAAACGGATTTTCTCATCAAGCCCGTGTAAACGCACCGTAAAATCAATTTGCCATGTATTAGCATTAACATTAATCCCCGTTAATGCTTTTGCACCTGTAAATTCTAAAAGGATATTTCTTGTAATACTGTTACCTTGTACAGCATTTTTATTACGAATTTTCTTTACTGGCGCAGTTTGCACAGCAACAGCAAGCATATTTTTTGATTTATTGATCAAGCCGATGAAATTGAAATCAAAATCGCCCACTTCCGTGCCTATTGTCACCGAATACACCACGGCATTTTCATTTATTACACCACTTTGTGATACGGATTGTCGGTGTACAATTTGTGCCGATGTCGGCATAGTGAGATATTGCGCAAGATTGTTTTCATTTAAACCCGGAATATTGGCAAATATAAATTCATCAAACTGCACCGTGCCACGTGCAACGGTTTGTTCTGCGACGTAGCGTTCAAATTGTGGCGTAATTAAACTAGCCATAAATAAACCTCTTATTATTGTTGTTATTATCAGTTTACTTTCACATAAAAACTTTGATAATCGTGATTAAATTCGCCATGGTGAATCGTCACACTTTCTTTTGTGATCACTTCAAAGGTATAACGCCGACAAGTGCGGCCATATTTTCTAATGATTAAATTTAGTAATTCTGTTTTCTTCGCTAACTGGGAATCGCTCAAGCGAATCTTGATTACATCCCAGTTTTCCACGTCAAACCGTTCTTCAATCTCTACATAGCCTATGCCTAGTCGTTCGAAAATACGGATAAAGCCTGCTTTACTGCCCGCATCTTTTGCATTTAAAAAGGCATATTTCACACGTTTGCGGAATAATTCTAACGGCTCGCCCTCAAATCGTTCTACGTCGCGTTGATAGGCGATTAAATTTAAAA